AGTTCCATCTGCTAAATTAGCATTAAACAATTCAGTTGCGCCAACTGATTTAGCAAGATTTGCAGCTTGTGTTATTTTTTGATCGAATGCTTGACCCCACTCTTTTTTAAGTTCAGTAGAGCTAGCTTCTCTTGCAGCAACAGCTTTGGTATCTGCTTCTTGCATAGATGCAGCTGTCATTTCGTTATAAAATTTTACCATACCATTTGCTTGACCAGGAAGTAATCCTAACTTATGCGCTTGATCTGAAAAATTTTTTAATGCTGTTTCATCTATTTTTTGATCTTCAGGTAAATCATATTTATAACCATTTGGATCTGCGGGTCTGCCTAATTTTTCGTAAACGGCATCCCAATCTTTATCTGTTGCAAATTTGTTTGGCACGGGAATTTTATCCGAACCAACTAATTTTTGTGCATGAACATAAGATTTTGCTAAACCTTCTATATCTTTAATATTTTCTAAAGATTTATCTGATCTTATTTCTTCCGACAAACTGGATTTCCAATCTGTACTTACTGTTTCTGGTGTTACTGGTGTTTCCGCAGACAACGTACTTGGTTGTTCCGTTGCTACCTGGTTTGTTTCACTACTCATTTATCCTCCATGGGTTTTTTGTTGAGCATATTATTAATAAACAAGACTACTGATCTTGTGCCTTCTAAAAATGCACTTTCATGGCTATCACCTTTAATGTGAGACGTAGAATAAAAATTGCATCTTTTTTTTAGATCCTCTAATACTTCTTTACCCGTATCGGAACTAAAAGTTTGTTTATAAGCAATGTCTAATTGCTTTAAGTCTTTACTATTCATTCATTACCTTTAAAGCTGGAGCTACTTTACCAGCTGTTTCTGCAACTTGCTGCGCTTGTTGTAATTGCATTTGTTGCATTTCAGCTTGTTGCTTTTGTTGTTTTATTTGTTGTACTTCTGCTTTTGATCTCATAATTTTTGCTGGTAATCCTAACACTTCTTGAATGTGTCCGACTAAACCATCAATATCTAAATAATCAAAAACGGGAGCTATATTTTGCATAGTACCAAATATTTCTATTCCACGCATAACAGATGATAGCTCTTGGCTTTTTTGAGCTTTAGCTAATGGAGATACATATTCTATTTCTACATCTTGATCGCCAAGTTCTTCTGGTATTGGGGGTAGTTTATTATTTTTTAATAATAAATTAAAAGATCTAGTAATTAATGGCTGCAATAATTCACTTTGTAATCTGCCTAACACGGGGCCAAGTAATCTCATCTTTTCTTCTGTTCTTTGCATAACCTCTGTTGCTGTCATGTTTTGGCCTTGTGCTGTCATTAATTGATCGACAAAAAAGTTTTCTCTAATTGCTTTTCTTCTTTGTTCTTCCATTTGTAAACCAAGTGGATTATTGGATCCTATATTTAATGGTTCAATTCTTTCTCTAGTTCCAGATCTATAAAAATTTAATCCGCCAGGTACAGTTCTTACTGGTAAAATAAATCCATCATCAGGAACCATCAAAGGTGGATCAATTTGTTTTTGAGCTGCTCTGATAGTTGTTTTAGACATTGTGTTTAACATCTTAGTATCAGGCAACGCATTCATAGCTGGAGATCTACCATAAACTTCGTGTGAAGAAGATTTTAAATAACGTGGTACAACATAAGGAAATTCTTTAAATCCACTTTCTCTTAATAAAGTTCCAGATTTTTCGTGAACATGACAAGATACCCAATCCATATTTTTATTATTGTCATAACCCATAGGAGTATTACTTGGATAAACTGAATGAATAATAACAGCTTCATCGTAAGGAGCTTTTTCAATGTCTGCTAAAATAGATCTGTGTAGTTCTGCGTCTGGATACATTGCTGGTATGTTTTTATTTTTAAGATTAAATCTTCTAGTTAAGCTATCGACTAAACCTTTTTCATCTTCAGTAATGTATATTTCTGATATATGTAATGTTCTAAATCTTAAATCATCTTTAACATCGTCTGTAATAAACATAGCAGACGTACCGAATGCTAGTAACTCATGGTATAATTCAAATATTTCTTGTTGGAAGTTTGATCTTGAAAAGACTTGTTGCATAATTTTTGCGCAACTCTCAAGCCATTCGTTAGCAGCATCATTATCTGCTGCCATTGCATTTCTAAATTTTAAAACAAACCATGGCGAAATAGTATTGGTTAGCATCCCATTAAGAGACGCAGACAACAATTCTAATGCGTGTGTAGCAGTTCCATCAAAAATTTGATCGTGACGTTTATCGCCAGCTGTATGCTTCTCTGTAATGTTTGCTTTTCTTGGTAAAAAATAATCAGCAATCTCTTGCCAATGATCTTCCCAAGTAACCCTTTGTGCTTTGAGAGTTTTATATCTCTCTATTACCATTTTTGCTTTTGGATCTTGTGCCATTTACCCTCCGAGTAAAGTTTTTTTAGATGTTGTTAATGCGTTATCGCCTAAACCTTTTGCGCCAGTTAATATTGTACTTGATCTACCTTGTGCTTTTTTCATATCAATAGTTGATGATGCAGTTGTAGATGTTGCTTGTGATACTTCAGCTTTAGTTGGAGCTGGTGCATAAACTGGTGCGGGTGCGGGTCTTGGTGCTGGTCTAAATACTCTTGCTACTGCTCCTCCCATATTATCCTCCTAATAAAGTTTTCTTTGTTGATGTTTCGTCATCATCTAATCCAGATGCAGACGTTAAAATTGTTGCAGATCTACCTACTCTACCAGCTCTTAATTTTGCTTGCTTTGCTGCTGTCTCCGCTGCTCTATCTGCATCATCATATTTTGGTGGTTCTGGTAAGGGTTGCGGTGCGGGTATTGCTGGCATCGCCAGTTCTTGCAGCTCTTAATTTTGCTTGCTTTGCTGCTGTCTCTGCTGCTCTATCCGCATCATCATATTTTGGTGGTTCTGGTAAGGGTTGCGGTGCGGGTATTGCTGGCATCGGTGGCATTTTTGGCATTAAAAAACTCATAATTTATTTCTCCGTGTGTATTTGATAATCGCTTTCAGCTGTTTTCTGTTCAGCGATTTTTTGTCTTGGTAATTCCGATAATGATATAGCCATGTATCTTGCAGCATCGCAAGCGTGTGAGCTAAAATCTTTAACGGGTTTTGCACTAAAAATTCTCATCTTGTCATTAAACTTTCGATGATGATGTCTTAATGCAGCTATTAATGGTTTGGTTGCATCTGCATCAAACCAACATTTAGGTAACACCATTTTTAAATTGTGGATCCCATCTTCCAATCCTAGTTTTGGCAGTACCCTAAATCTTATTCCTAATTGATAAGCAATCTCTCGTCTTGTCTTACCATTACTAAATTCTGTAACTTCTATGTCGTGTGGCGCATAGTGTTCGCCATAAACATAATCTTTATCTTTAATCATTTGTACGTAATGCGGTAAGCCTTCTTTGTTGTTTTCATAATAATCAATAATCATTATTTGATTACCGACTTGTTGAAAAAAAACTATAGCCGTATTATCGCCATAACCTAGATCCCAGGCAGTATTAACTAATAAACTTGGATCGTAAGCAATCCTGGTTATTTGTTTGTTATCTTCTAACTTTTGAATTATTTTTCCATAAATACTTCCCGTAACATTTGCTATCCAATCACACTCAAACTCTTGGAGAAATTTACTTTCCCCCATTTGTGCTTTAGCAGCGTCTAATTCTTCTTGGTCTATCAGCTTTGTCTCTGATGACTTTGCTGTATAAGCTAACCACTTTGGATCGCTTAAAGCGTATTGGTACAATTCATAAAATATATTAGACATTCCAGCTGGTGTTGAAATAAAATAACAAAAGCCTTCTCTGTCAGATAATGCGGGTCTTATAATTTCGTGCCAAAGTATCGGGTTCATCTGAGAACACTCGTCTATACAAACTCCGTCTGCATATATTCCTCTAATTTTATCTGGATCCTCGCTAGATAGCAGAGTGATCCTTGCGCCATTTGGCAGATCGCATCTTAATTCTGTTTCGTTAAATGTCGTTCCTGGAATACATCCAGCGTATTGCTTTAGATAATCCCAGCAAACCCGTTTAATACTTACAAATGTTGGCCCGATCAGATAATACCTGGGGTTCTTTTTATCATTGGTTAGAGCTTTTCTAATCAAGTGTAAAATAACCAGTATAGTCTTGCCAAACCTTCTATGGCAATTTAATACTGCGAACCGATGTTTATCCAAATCCTCATGCAGCTTCGCTTGTAATGGCCGAGGTGTATAAGGTATCTGGATGTGCATTATAAAATTATAGCAATTACTAGAATAACAATAACGCCAGCGACTACTTTCTTATGATCTCTTAAATAATGTTGTACTTCGTTTATTATTTTTTCCATTCTTCCTCCTAGTGTAATGTGGGTAGATCAACCATATCTAATATTGAGTTGTACTCGATCCCACTATTCTTCATTAATTTTTTTACAAAATTATTTGCGTGCTTTGAATTATCAAAGCCGTTTAAATGTATAACCATGCCGTTTGTATCTTCTGCTAAGAAAACCATAGCTGTTACCATTTTGTTTTTATTTTTTAATTCGTCATTCATAGTTTGTCTGTCTGTGTCTGTGT